CCAACCTGTGTCTTCGTCACCGATCGATAAAATTACAGGATTATCATTCATAACAAAACGTATTTGTGTACCCTGATACCCATTACCCGTATAGTTAGGGATAGCGTAATAAGGTTTAATCATACATTCTTGTTGAGCATTTACAGCAGTAATTATTTTGGTATCGCTGTTTAAGTTAGCGTCCGTATAAATGTAAGCACCTAAAATAGAAGGGCGCACCCATCCAGAGGCGTCTGCACCAATATAATCTTCAAATATATACGGATCCTCGTCAAGCGCATTATACGCGAGGCTGTAAGGGTCTTGTGCGTCAATAATACCAACATTAACTTCGTCCGCAACGTGAATTAAAATAAAATGCTGCATATCATCTGCTTCGTCAATACGCCCATACTGTAGGGTTATGAGCCCACGATAAATAACATTGCCGTCTTCAACAAGACGTCCAAAGAAACTTATTGCGTTCCGCCAAGCGTGATTAGCGTAAGGAACGTCTGAAGCTACCTGGGTGTACTCATTTTCTGTACGGGTATAGCTATGTTTTAAAACCTGAATAATTACGTCATTATCTAAAGTAACGCCGAAGTCGTGTGCGGTAGGATTTACTTCTGCGAAGAACTCAGTTTCATTATAAATCGTTTCTGATATTGCGCAATTGTCAGAAACAGTGTTTTTATAATAAGCATTTCCGTTTGAAGCGTCACTGGTAGGCACGTCATCTAGTTCGACGGCGTTAATAGCATCTGTAACCGTTTGCGGTGCTGCAACAACGTATCCGTGTATTCGCATATTCTCTTCGACAGCCACATCATAAACACTTTTTAATTCAGTGTAGTACTTATAATTTTCATTAATATAAGCTAATTCTACATCACCATAACCTAGCAAATACGCATTAACAATACTATAAACCGCACCAATCTTTACAATAACGTATGCTAAATGCCGTTCAGAACTGTCGTATTCTGCAGAGAACTCATCGAATACTAAATATATATTGTCCGCAATACCTAAGCGCACTGCAAGCGAGTCTTTGGCATGATACGCATAATTATATTCCCAAAAAGACTCCCAACCAGAAGTTACACCAGGAATGTAAGGTGTAGCGCTTGTGTGCGTTGTAAGGCATTTAAAGTTTTGCGAATTACGTGTTACAAAATCATTGGCATTATAATCTACACCAGAATCATATTCACCGCGATCCGGATAAGATATATAATCGTCTCCTGAATAGTAACCGCACTCTTGCGCGTCTATGCCTAATAGACGTACGTTATATGCAGTTTCAGGCTCATCGCCAACATTATAAACGCGTATGGTATCACCATCATTATTACTGACGTACACTACTTCAATAACGTCACTCCGGTTAGCAAGCGCTGAAGTGTTTGTACCGAGATTCACAATATTTAAACCAAAAGAAAGGGTTGTAGACGGTAAATCTTCGCCTGTCAGACTCGTACCAACGGGTTGATTTATATACTGTTCTTCAGTGATAGGGCAATCAAATCCAACAAGGAATGTTGGGCCATAGTTCGTACTTTGCTTTAATAGTGTTGTCGGTAGCCGTAAACTGTTTGTTCCGTTATGTAAAATACTATTTACAAACGGTGCTCTTGGCCACGCTTCTTCCCCTGATGAAGACGTATCATAATTCGCAGACACTTTGCACATATTCTCACTAGTAATGACGTTACCATATCTCATGCCCAACCGAAACGGATAGTTTTGAAATATTCGTTTGGATGTGCTGGATCTTGCTGATGAAATAGGCATTATTCATCACTCTGATCTAATGGATCGATAGGATTATAAAACCCTATCCCTGTGTCGTCCTCATAATCAGTGACGCCGAGAAGCTCATCAACGTCACCACCCATAGTCACAACCTCTGTATCTTCTAGATAATAGTTGTTGTACAAGGATACGAGTTTACGATAATTGTTTTGTGCGTGTCTTTGTTTGGTTGCGTACACTTCAAAATCCTCATCTTCATCCCTTAACATACGATAAGCAGCTTCGTACGCTACAAAATTGCGTAAAAAAGCTGCCGGGATTCTAAGGTATTCGTGGTCTTCACCATTGTAATTTGTGTCAGTAGGATCTAGGTAAGTGTAGTTTGCGATTTCGTCTTCTGTCTTATCGAAATCATTCTCATATACTTCCGTAAATAACGGAAGATTTAAGTTTAAATCTGTATTAATATCATCAACGCACTCATCAAAATAAGGCAGCAACTCACTTATTGTTTTGCTACCAAATCCCATAGCGCGGTTTGCGTGTTTAACCAACGTGGATAATTTCATATACTATCCTCCTAAAAGATAAAGAGGGCTTTTGACAGCCCTCTTTGTCATCGATTGTAATTCACATCAGAAACTTCAACGATGTCGCGGTTACCTGTCTTTTGCATGAAGTCAATCTTTTGATCTTCGTATTCAACTTTTTGCTGAATGATAGGGACAAAGTCCTTGTGCACAGGATAGCGACGTCCGTTAACAGGGAAGTTAATGACACTACCGTTAAGTGATACTAGGAGGTATTCTCCAATGTATTCGGCGAATACACGCGGGATACTAATGTAACGTATGTCCTTTTTAGGACAGTTAGCCAACTTCTGAATGAATTTAGCGTTTTCGCGCACTTCGTACTCGAATTCTTTATTCATCTGTGCAATTACACGCGCCTGTACTTCTTTAACAGTTTCTTGGCGTTGTGGAGTTTGCGGTACGGGTTGGCTTTGCTGCATAAATGGGATTACGCTCTCCATAGTCTTACTAACGACTTGTGCGATTAACTCTGTCTGTTCTAGTGTTTGAGTTTTCTGTGCTGGTTTTTTCGTCGTTCTAGGATTATCTAGAATAACAGATTCAGTCACTGCTTCGTCTTTATTGGGAGCCATCTAGGTCTCCTCCTTCGTTAGTTTATTATAGGCTTACGATTTGTGAGCCAGTTAATCCTAAACTAATTCCAGCAGTAGCAGTTGCTTGGCTTGGTACGTGATGGAATACCCATACACATTCCTCGCGGATTAATTTAAATCCGATAGTATTAATTTTGAAACCGATTGATTGGCGTTGATCGATTGGATCAAGAACACCAGCAGAACCCTTTTGTTTCATATACATTTTGACGTTACCTTCAGAAGCTACTTCTAAGCGAGCAAGTGCTCCTTCACCTAACATGATTGCTTTGTGTACAGGGAGTTGTTTCACAGTAAATGCAGCATCAACAGTAGCATTTGCTAATGAGCTTGTTGCGTCAACAACCGTACCTAATACTGAATCTGCAGCATCTGCAAAGTGAATTGTGAACGTTGTTGTTGCGTGTACATAAGTGTACCATACGTTACCCCATGCAGTACGAGTTGCTTGGTCTGCAGTTAATCCAGTAAATGCATCATCTCCGAAAATTGTAGAGAAACTCGAAGTGTCCCAAATATTACGGATTGGGATCCATGAACCGTCACTTAGGCGGTTATTAGTTTCGTCTGCGTCAGCGATTCCTGAAGTACCATCAGAGTAATCAGGTAGTCCTTCTTCTTGAGAACGAGAATCATATCCGAAGTCTGAAGCACTGCGGTACTCTGGTGATACATAAGTTGTACGGTAAGTCGCCGCATCCAGGTTTGCATAAGCATAACCATCAGTTCCTGCTACGTACACGCGGCATTTGTCTGCGCCATCATTGTACTCACCAGGATTACCTAACTCGTAGCCGTAAGCGAAGTCATCCATTTGTGTAGTCATGAATTTGACTTTAAACAATACAGGGAGATTGCCATCTTTTAGATGAGGCATTCCGTTGTTTGTTCCAATGTATGCTTCAATTAGCGGGTCGCTAATTAAGTCCCAAATGTGTTCTTCGGATGTGATAACTGGGTATACACCACCGATTGGACGTACTGCCAAACGTGTCATTTTTAATGTAGCTAAACGGAATGTTGCAAGTCCAACATAATCTCCAATTTCAAGTTCTCCGATATTGGATTTGTTGTTTGCGTACATTTTGAACGTACTATTAAGTAACTCTTTACGAGCTTAACGATGCATTGTACGTACAGCTACATCTCCGTACTCAGAAGCGTATTCCATGATGACTGGATCCAATAAGGTCCATTCAACACGGTCAGAAAATTCCATGTAGCGTCCATATTGATGGAATGTTCCGGTAAGTCCGGATTTTTTCATTTTGTCTGAACGAGGTGGGATTGCTTCGAGCAATGGAGTTGTATGCTCAGTTAATGGATAGTTCTTACGAATTTTCCATTTGTCGTGCCCTTTAGGGATAGGATAAGGTTTTGCATATTGTAAATAAACGTAGTTCTCAGTTCCGATTTTAATTTTTTCTAACATCATTGTGTCGTAGAAAAACTCTTTACGCCAGTCGTCGAGGTTAGTTAATGATTGTGCATCTTGGTTAAGAATGTCAACCATAGTATTAATACCATAGCGATCTGCTAAAGCTACTAAACTAGTTTCCATATCTTGTCATCTCCTCAAATGATTTTATTTTTTATTCTTTAGGTAAATACTTATCAACCACAGCTTGTAAGCGTGCGCGAGATGTACTATCTCCAGCGCGACTACTAGGTGCTGTGCCGCTTGGGCCTGTGCCCGGTGCGTTTGCAGCCGTTATTTCGGCTTGAATTCTCTCGACTTCGCTCTTCACGAGAGTGTCATAATATAATCCAGTGTATATTTGGCGCAACGGCATACTCGTATGAATTAAATCATACCCTGCGCGTTCAGCATCCTGTACGAATTTCGTCAGCCCCGCTTCATCTAGATTAAACTCATTACGTACGGTAACTAAACCTTGCACTGCACGGTCACGTGCCGTACGCTCTTGTTCTTCGGTACGTTGTGTTTCGTACTGTGATAAGCGTTGTTCCAACTCCTGAATCTTAACTAATGCCTCATTATTCGGCTGTGGGGTTGGGTCTGCGTCAGGTACTGATTTAGGTTGCGGTTCTGGATTTGTTTGTGCTAGTTTTAACTGTTCTTCCAGTGCTGCGAGCTTCTCAGCTAAAGCTTTATTTTCGGTGCGCATTGCTGCGAACGCTTGATTAGCTTTTTGCTGTGCTTGCTGTTCTGGTGTCAGTTCGACACCCGGGTTATTTGGATCTGCACTTGGATCCTGTGGATCGGGGGTTCCACTTTCCTGCCCTATGCGATTTAGGGCGTCTTGGACAATATTAGGGTCTTGTTCCAACTGCCTAGGTCTCCTTTCCTAAAATCGGCGAAATTTTAGAGGGAAATTAAAGATATGTGGAGAAACATATAAGTTTCTCTAACTTTATTATAAAACTAAAAAGAAGCAAAGTCAAACCTCTTTTACATAAATAAATAAGCCCCTCATTCAAGAGGGGCCCTTCTGTTCAACGGGAGTGAATGGATATTCGATACTACCACCACCCTATTTCATTTGTTGTTTTAACATATTACGCATGACATCTGGTTGTCTGCGCATTTGTCTTTCATCTGCGAGTTGTTTCACCGCATCATCTGGACGCATACCTTGTTCAGTCATACCCATAAAGGATTGTAATTCACCACGCACCTCTTCTTCATCGTTACGCAAACGATCAATTTTCATGCGATCTAAAATCATATCTTTTTGCGGAAAGTCTTGGTAGTACAGCCACTCCTCTGGAGTAAGTAGTTGTATCTGACCCTGATACTGCAATTGTACTTGCATAATCATATTTGCGGCTTCCGCAAGACGCGCTCTATTTTTAGGCAACAATGGTGTTGCGTTAATGGACATAGGCATTTCTTGTGTAAGCGTACCTGAATAATCTTTATATTTTTTCAAATCAATTTCAAGTACTTCAGCGGCCTTACCCTTATTTTCATCGTTAATACTAAAGGAACGTTTACCTTTACTGTATTGTATGAAAAAGTCCAACGTCATCTTAACCCACGTCTTAGCAAATTTTTCAATTGTTCCAATACGCGTATTGTCTACCATTGATATACGTTGCTGCAACCGCTCCATACCACCTGTCGTTTGAACAGATGACGTATCGCGGCCCGTAAACTCTTCGTCAA